TGCAGGAGACCCTGAACCAGCAGAACGCAGAGCTGGCAGGTCTTGCTTACGCAAACGACATCAGCCAGCTAAACCTGCGAATCATGCAAGAGCAGGAGGCTGCAGCACAGAAGAAGCAAGAGACAGGCAAGGCGTTCTTGCAGGCCAAGGGGGAGGTCAGCGCAGCTGGTCGAATCGGCAACACCGTCGACAACCTGATTGCCGACTACTACAGGCAGCGAGCGCAGTTTGACTTTGCGACAGACCGCAACCTGGCCTTTGCCATCAACCAGCAACAGCAGGACAAGCGCGGTGCTGCAGCGAACTACGCGAATCGCATGGCGCAGAACCAGCCGTACCTTAAACAGGTGAACTTAGATCCGATCAGGCCAATAGAACGAGCAGCGCCAAGCGCATTGCCATATGTCCTGGGAGGTGCAAGTGCTGTAATGGGCGGCATTTCAAGCGGCGCAACCCTATACAGCAACCTTCCAAAGCCACCGCCAGGAGTTGACGCATTTAAGAAACTAACAGACGGTAAAACTGCAAGTATCACTCAAAGAGCATTTACCCCAGGCCTAAAACTGTATTAGTAGAACCATGGCATCGCAACTTGGCACCGGCAAAGCGCTTGGCACCGTCACTGGTGCAGAGGACGCAAGCCGTCTTATCGGCGGCACTCCCCAGATGGGAGCAGGTACGCCTATCGGCGGCAGGTCTTTTGACCTCCCTGCCCTTAGTCCTGCGGCAAGGCCAGTTGATACCTTTTTTCAGTCAAGGGGTCCAATCCTGGGTGGCGCAACAGTTATTCCTAGGCCACCTGATTTGCCCCAGCCGTCGGGAGACATGGCTGCACTGGCAAAATCCTTAGGCAGCTTTAGCGAAACTCTTGGCAGATTTGGTGACACCTATGTGGCCATGGAAAAGATGCGCCAAGAAAAGGCCAGCATCGTAGGGGAGCAAATCAACCGTGATCTTCAAGCTAAGTTCCCAGGGCAAACATTTGCAGACGTGCGCGACCAGCTTTATAGGCAGGCGACTGCTGGCGACTCTGAAGCTCGTGCATTGTACGAACGGTTGCAGGCGCTCAGCCCTCTGCAGTTGGCCTATACAAACCGCTACAACGCCAGAGCATTTACTCTTAATACGCTCAATACAGCCTCAAGCCGATTTGCCTTAATAAACAAAATCGGCGACACACCTCGTGACGAGATTCTCCCAGGCGATCCACGAGTGCTATCAGCAATATCGTCGCTGGTAAGCATCCCTGACGACCCAGTGCTGCGCAAGGAATTACTTCCGCTAATAGAAGCTAAATATGGCGAGTTGAACAGGGAACACAACGCTGATGTAGTAGCTGCCAACGCCCGCAAGGCTGAGTCTGCAAGGCAAAAAAACTACACCAGCCTATTCGGTGCAACAAAAATTGATCGCGCTGCGGTCGTTGCTACTTTGAGTCAACAGAATACTGACGCTCGCCAACAGCTAGGAATTCCTCAATACCAGAAACTTATTGAAAGCACGGATGAGGATATAGTTGCTGCCGTAATGACTAACTCAATAGGGCCGGACGGCAAATTAAATCGTGATAGGTTTAATTATTTATCTGGCGAAGCTCTGCAAATTTATTCACAAATTACTGTTGGCCCTGAAGGAACAAAGTTAATTGATCAACTTGGCGCTAAGGGCGGCCCGTCTGCTTTAATTAGGCTGTCTGAAAAGTTGATGTCTGCTTATGCAGGCTATAACGAAAAAACAGAGTATTTTGAAAAGGAGGCAGGCGAGGAGCAAGGTCAAAATATTGTTACTCGGTTTCGAGTTGGCGATCCAAGCCTAACTCCTGCTCAACGGCAGCAAGCCGAAGCTAACGCAACAGCTTATGTATTACAAAACGTGCCTATGGATCAGCAAGCTAGCGCGTTAGCCCAAATCAATAATGCAGGCGCAGCTGGCCGAACGATCTCTGCAGCAGAGCAGGCGCGGGTTGCGCGTGAAAACGTATTTTCCTACGCTAAAAATCCAAGGACTGAAATCCCCAGAATTCAAAGTTTGGTAGCAAGTGGATTAATGGATCCTGCCACCGGCCGCTCGTTAATTGCTAATTACGAAGAGCTGCTAAAAGCGGACATGAAACCATTTACTAATGCCGCTGCAAAAGTTCGAAAAGACTTGATGGATGATGAAATAGCTTTAACTGTATTGCAAAATTCGCCTGGAGGTCAAACTGTTACACGAGAAGAGGAAGCTCGACTAATACAACGCGGCGTTGAAATTGACCAAAGACTTGAATCTATCCGCCGCAGTGGGCTGGCTAACAAATTGACGCCTGCTCAGATGATGCAGCAGGTTCAGGGTTTTGCTATTGAACAAAGAAAAGAGACTGAAGCCGCGCCTACTAAGCAGGCAGTTCAACAAGAACTGCAAGCGCCAAAGTATGTTTCCCCAGAGGCATGGTTTAACAAATTAAAAATTGTTGAGCGCACAGGCCGTGGCAATCCACAGCAAAACCAGCAACTGGCGGACCAGGTCAAGGCCAACGTTTTGTTCAGCAAAGATGTTTTTGACAAAAACTTTAACGACTACCTAGACAACGGCCGGATAAGCCCGCAAATGCAGTTAATGATCAAAAGAGCTGGTTACGGGAACAACCCTGTTCAGTTCTTCCTGGATCAATTCAAGATGGTCCATCCTGGCGTTCCATTTCCCAAGGGATACGAGAAACGAATTCAACAGTTGCAAGGCCAGAAAATTAGCTCTGCTCAACCCAGCGCAGGCGGATCCAGCCTAGGACTGGCCATGGTCAACCCCGACATTGGCTTGGCTCAGCGGCTAAGTCGCAGGATCCTTGGGCTGACCGAATCTGCATTAAACGCCATTGTGCCGTCCGCCAGTGCAAGAGAGATGCCATTGGCAACAATGGGTCCAATGGCCGTTGGTTCTACCAGTTTGCTAGGCGCAATTCGTGCTTTGCGTGGAGCTAACTCATTCCGTGGCACTACCCAAATACGCTTCAAGCAAGCAGGCGACTACCAAAGCGACCCCAGAGAAAACTTTTTCTTTGACTTCAACCCCAGGGTCGTACCGCTTGCCCTTAGCCGCGCTGGCAAACTTTCGCCACAAGACCTTAACGCCCTTACTTTTACGGTTTTGACGGAAGCGGGCCCAACAGCCGCAGGCAAGTTTGAGGTTGCAGCCAACCTAATCAACCGTTCGGCGGTTGCGGGCAACAAGCCTATTGTTGATATTGCAAAAGCCCCTGGTCAGTACGAGGGAGTCTTTGGCTACACCAGGCAGCAGGTCGTTAGCGCGGCAGAGGGGAGACGAATCTTCGGAAGCCGATACGATCAGCTGAGAAAACTCTTGCAGAAAGGGATCTGATTATGCCTTACAAGGTCACCACTGACTCCCAGGGAGCCGCGGTTGTCGAGGCTAATGTCCCGCAGAGCTTTCCAGATCCCAAGAAAAAGCGCGACACCCGAATCCCTTTTGACACCGGCCGGGTCATTCTTAAGGGGGCCCGCGACCTTACCCAAGAGCTGTTGGGCAATCTGCCGGCTGATGAGTTTTCTAAGCTGGGCACTCCCCGAAAGCCTGGTGCCCCTGACGCCAAAATCCTCGGCGTGTTCCCGGCTTTACCAGAGGTAGAGGTCAACGCTGCAGAGGGCTTTGTAGCTGGTTTTGTCCAAGCTGGCCTGGGGTTTGCTCTGGCCAGATTTGGCCTAGGAAGAGGCGCAGCTGCTGCAAGGCGCCTTCCTGGGGCAGGAGCGGCTGCTCGTGTCACGGCTCCCGCCCGAGCAGTTGTTAGCCAAACAGCTCAGGCCATGAGGTCGGCGCCAGGCGCGAAGGGCTTGGCTGGCCGTATTGCTGTCTCCAGCGTCAAAGAGGCACCTGCCGGCATGGTTACGGCCTATGCCGCTTTTAAGCCTGAAGAGAAGCGCCTATCAGATAGCGCATTGGGGTATCTGGAGGATCGGGCTGCTGATCCTGATGGCGGCATTGTTTCGGACGCAGTCCGCACATCAAGCCAAGCATTGCAGTGGGTCGAAAGTCAGATTGACACCCCTCTTGGTCGTCCACTGGCAGATCTGGTCCGCTCCCAGCCTGGCGACACGGCGACAGAAGCTCGCTGGAAAAACGCAGTTGAGAGCTTGTTTCTTGAGCCTGCAGCTAACGGAATTATTCAGACCTTGGGCTTTGCCGCTAAGGCTGCGGTGGCCTGGGGCAAGGCATTTCGGGGCGCCAAACCTGTTGCTGAGCAAACCGTTGAGACAACAGCCAAGGCTGTTACCGAACCAGGCGCTCCTCCTGCTGCTGCTAAGCCTGGCAAGCCCCCCGCTGCTGAAATAGCTGAGCCAGGTTTGCCGGCGCAAGAGTCTGCCCTTAAGGCTGAAGCTGACTACAAGAAAGCGATTGACGACGTTGAGGTAGCCGTTGCCCGTGCTGCTGGCACCGTACCTGACTCGGTTGGCGCTGTAACTCCTGAAGCCCGTGGCACCATCCTGCCCTCGTACAGCCAGGTACGGGAAACCTCGGTAGCTGACATTGCCACCGACCCGCAGCGTTTCCAATTCAAGGAGGCGGGCCGCCTTAACAAAACTGGCGCATCTGGCTCTCTTGCAAAAGCCACCGAATACGACCCGCTGTTTGGAAAAATCGTCAGCGTCTGGCGCGATCCAGCCGACGGCCTGCTGTATGTGGTTAATGGCCACAACCGCCTTGACTTGGCCAAGCGATCTGGCCGGCAGAACATCCTGACCTGGGAGATTGAGGCGCCGTCTGCTGAGCAGGCTCGCGCTATTGGCGCCATGGAAAACATGGCCGAAGGCATGGGCACCCCATGGGATGCCGCCAAGATCATGCGCGACATGGGCGTAGGCGTCGACCAACTGCGACAGCGCAGCATTGACGTCCGTGGCCCCGTTGCAGAAAAGGCCATCCCCCTGAGCCGCCTGCCGCAGGACATCTTTGACAAGGGCGCCACCGGCAAGCTGGACCTGGCCAAGGCAATGGCCCTGGGCTCTGAGCCGTTGGATGAGGCCATTGTCCGTGACGTCGCTGCTGCTGCTAGCAAAAGCAAATGGTCGGCTGAAAAGATCCTGCAGGCCATGCAGGAGGCCAAGTTTGCCCAGACCAGTGGCCCGTCTGGCGGTGTCCTGCCTGGCATGGAGGACATGTTCAAAACCTCCAACTTTGACCAGTTGCTAAACGTCCGCACAGAGGCTTTTAAGGCGCTGCGCGAGGAGATGGTCGCGCTTACGTCTGCAGCGATTCCTGGCCGCAAAGGGGTTCTGGAGGCAGCTGGCAATGTGATCGACGTGGCCGGCAGTCAGGCCGCTCGTGAGCAGGCCGCTGCTGCCGTTGAGGTGTTTAACCGGGTGACTGGTTACACCGGCCCAGTCCGCGACCTGCTGAATGAGATGGCAGGCCAGGTAAAGGGCAAGCGCACCGCTGCTGTGGTCGTCAAAGAAAACGTAGGCCGCCTGCGCCAAGCCATTGAGGATGAGATCAATGGGCCGCGGCTTCCGCTAGAGCAGCCGCCGGCTGCAGCTGCTGCGCCTACCCCCGCTGCTGCGTCGTCTGACATCCAGGCTCGCATTGCAGCCCTGGGCCCTGAGCCTGAACCTCCGGTTGCTCCCAAACTTGTATCTGGTGGCAAAACCGTTGCCACTGGCGACACTCGCGGCCAAGGGTTGTATTTCCACGGAACTGCCCAGGAGATTCCTGGCGGTATTCCTAAGAGTGTGGAATCTGGCGATTACTGGACCAATACCAACCTGTTTGGCAACGGTTTTTATACGACTGACGATTTCAGCACCGCAGGGTCGTACACAGCTAAAGGCAAAGAAGCTGCTATTAAAAACGAAATTCCCGTTCCTGCATTAAGGGAATACGGAGGCGAACCCCTAACAAGGCTTCTAAAAAAAGCAGGTGCTACTAGCGAAGAAATTACTTTGCTTGGTTTTCGGAATAAAGGCATACCAGCACCTGAACGACTGCAAGAAATTGCAGCAGCCTTAGATGAACAGGGGCTAGGCAAGGTTCGGTTTGCTGAAGAGCAGGCCATGTTCAGGGCATGGCTACAAGGCGCAAGAGGCGATGAACTTGTTCAAAACTATTTGGATGTTATTACAAAACGCCCAGGCCAAGAGGCTCGCACAATCGACGACGCACTGAGGCAGCGTGTTCAGTTTTTGCTGGCGGACCTGCGCCCTGGCGCCAAGCTCGGCAACCTTGAGCAAGCTACTAACCTGGCAAATCGCCTTCGGGAACTGGCTGACAACCCGCCGCAGGCAAAAGAATACAAGCCAATTATTTATTTGACTAAAGAAAAGAAACCGGTCAAATTTTTTGATGCAGACGAAATGCTGGATTGGAACAGCGCTGATCCCGAGGTTGCCGCTCTTAAAAAGCAATCTGGCAGCGAAGTGTGGGATGAAATCCTGGGCGACTGGGAAAAGTCTGGGTTAATGAGCTATGGCGAAATGTTGGATACCGCCCGCGGAGCTAGTTACAACATGCGTTATAGCGCCAGTGATTTAACAGAACTGTTTGATGGAATAAACGCTGAACTGGCCAAACTTGGCTATGGCGGCCTTGCGCATCAAGGAGGCATCCGCGCTGGCGGCGGTCAACGCACTCATTCAGTCCGAATTTATTGGGACGCCGAAAACCAACTAGAAGTTAAAACTATTAAGCCTGGCAAGGCGGGCGTATCACCTGAAGCCAGAGACGAATACGAGGCTCAGCTCAAGGCTTACAACGATTACTACGCCAAGCGCGATGCCATTGAAGCCGAGGCGACTGCACCCGCTACAGCCGCGCCTCCCGCACCCGCTACAGCCGCTACAGCCGCGTCACGCGAGCAAATTGCCGATATTGACAGCGCTCTAGCTGCTGGCTTGGCCGACATGCCGCCAGCAGAGCGCATCGCCCTGCGCGATCAGATCCTTGCCCAACGCGCAGATGCTGCGGCAGAAGGCGGCCCCGCTAGCCGGGCAAAGATTGACAGGTCTGACTTCAACGCCGTTGGCGAAGGCGCCCGCCTGATTCGCCGCCTGAGCGAACTAAGCAAGCAAGCCAAGGCAGCCGAAGGCCCAGAGCTGGCACGCCTTACCAATGAAATACGTGACGCGATTGCTGACTTCAGAACCCCGCTGTGGAAGCGACCGGTTATTTCTCAAGGGCGGATCCTTAACGATCTACGCGCTGAGCTTAAGCGCATTGCAGGGCCAGAGTTGAGTGTCAATTTTGAGCCCAAAATTAAGCTGACTCCTGCCGAAATTGCTGCTGCACGCAGGGACTGGGGCATCCCCGACTCCGTGCCCGATAAGGACATCACTACTGCTGGCCTGTACGACCCTGTGACAAACCTGGTTCGTATTGCCCTTGCAGGTAAAAACCCCCACCAGCTGCGGGGAACTGGCTACCACGAGGCAGTCCACTTTGTAATTGACTACCTTGCTACCCCGCAAGAAAAAGCGGTACTGCGTGCAGCCCGTCCTGAGCTGGAAAAGATTGCTGCCCGCGGCGGTCAACCCGACCTAGCGCTGGCAGATGACGTTGAAATTATTGCTGAGTCTGCGGCTGTCTACAGCCTGTCTCGTCAAGCTGGCGAACCTATCAAAACGACAAAAGGCGTCCGAGCCTTGTTTGACAAGTTCTTGAAATTCCTGGAGGCGACCAGGAACTGGGCTCAGGGCAACGGCTTCCAGACTTGGGATGACGTCTTTGAGCGCATTTACCAAGGCGAGATGGCAGGCCGCCCTCTTGGTGAATTTGCGCCTTTACAAGAAACCTTGTCAGGCGGTCGCGTTCGCATCAGGCCAGATGAGCCCGAGGGTCCTGTACCTGTTGACCCTCCTCCTGGTCCTGCAAACAATGAAAACTGGGTACGTCAGTTTGCGCGAGAAGTTGTAAATAACGAGAAAGCCCTGCAAAACGGCGAGGTCACCTTGGAAGACCTGATGGCCAACAACTTCCAAAAAGTGCAATCGCCTTCTGGCAAAACGATTTACGTCGTACAACGAGAGAACTTGGTTGAAGGCCTCAACGCCATGTCCAAGGTCCTGCCTGATCGGGCCACGGAATCGGGCATACCGGTGATGAACGTTGAGCAACTACGTCGCTCTAACCAAGATTGGTTTGACCGCCACGGCGAAGATGGCGAGTCAATCATGAAAGGCCTTGACGCGATAACTCGTGGATTCAGTGAGTACGAGCAAGGCGCTCTCAACCGCGCCATGGCTTACGCCGACCTGAAACAAGTAGAGGCATCGCGTGAAGCGGCTTTGTGGCTTAACAGTGCCAGCTTTGATGGCCTTAACGAATCAGAGCGACTGGCCCGCTTGATCTCTGCCGCAGAATCCAGCCGAGCGGTACACCAAGCCGTAATGCGCGTTACCCGCCCATGGGGCCAAATGGGCCTTGAAATGCAAATGTCCAGGGATTACGAGATCCCGCCTTACCGCATCGACGGCAAAGGCGCCGTTGACGTGCCAGCCACGGCAGTACCAGACGCTGGTGACGCCGCAAGGACTGACGTGGATGGTTTGTTTGTGGATGGCTTGATCAAAAAAGAACTTGAGGTCGAACAAGGTAAATCTATTGATGAGACCATTACCGACAAGATTGACCCAGAGCTGACTGCGGCAGTCAACGGCGGTGAAATTACGCCTAAGGCAATGGCAGCGGCTGACGCTTTTGCGCAGACACTTGTGTCTATTGGCGCAGACAGCAAAGCTCGCACCAAGTTTTATCGCAACTTTGACGACGTGAAAACGCTTGAACCTAATGCGTTGTTGATGCTGCGCACTAACAACCTGATTAGCAGCGGCGTAACCCTTACTACTAACCTTACAAACGGCATGTTTAACTTGGCCCGTCTTCCCTTGCAGCAAGCTGCAGGGGCAGCCCTGACGGGTGAATCAAAGCGGGCAATGTATTCGTTAATGATGTACCAGCAGTATTGGATGAACATGTCCAACGCCTTGCGAGTCGCTGGGCATGCGTTCAAAGCTGGCCAGTCGCTGTTTAACCTTGAAAACAGCACTGTCGACTATTTAGCGCGTGTTGCCAAAGAAGAAGCGCAACTGGAGTTGATGCAAGGCCCTAAGGCCATGACTGGCTGGACAGTCAATACCATGGACATGGGCGTGGAATACGCCAAAACGCCTCTGGGGCAACTTGCAAATCATCTGTGGCGTGTTCTTGGCACTGGCGCCACTCGCCTTGCGCTGACTGTCGACACCTTTAACTCCACATTGGCCGGCCAGTCTTTTGAGCACGTCCGCCACTTGCCTCGTGGCATGGAGCTGGCAGTAGAGCGCGGCATGAAAGACATGAGCCCTGAGGCTTGGAAATGGGCACAGCAATACGCTGCAGCCAGAACGGATGAGGCAATCAAAGATGCCGTAATTAACGGCAAAAGCCTGGCTGACGTTCACCTAGACAGCCCACACGCTCAGAAATTTATGGATTCGGTGAATTTCACCGACTCAATTTGGGCTCAGCTAGAGCCTCGCACTTACAACGAAGGCGTGCGACTGGGAATGAGCCGCGGCCTTGAGGGGCAAGAACTGCAAGATTTTGCAAAAAAATATATTAACGAAGGCATGTTTGGAGACAAGCTAGCTGGAGTTATGACTGAAGGGCCTTTGCAAGTTGCAGGTCGCCTTACATCTTACCCTGGCGAAATTTTTAACCGGGCTGCCAATGTACCTGGAATTGGCCCTGTTGTTAGGTTTGTTCAGCCTTTCATGCGAGTTGGCGTCAACATTATTAAAGGCGCAGCACGCAATACGCCCGCTGCAGTTTTTGTAGATACTTTCTGGCGAGACATTACTAGCGCAGACGCCTTTACTAGAGATCGAGCCTTGGGCGAAATGGCAACTGGCACTGCGGCTTTAGCCCTTGCAAGCATGGCCGCGGGAATGGGTTACATCCGCTTTAACGGTGGTGGTCCCATAGACCCTGAACTAAGAAGAAAATGGACAGATATTGAACAACGCGCTCCTTATACAGTCCAAGTCTGGAGCGACGAAGAAGGTCGGTGGTCAGAACCAATCTCCATGCGGGCCTTTGAGCCGTTCACTACCCTTTTTGGAGGCATTGGGGACTACGTTGACATTGCCAACAGCTTGTCAGATGAAAACCGCAATCGCCTTGGCGCCGCCTTAACGTTGACTGTGGTTCGCATGTCGACCATGGGCGTTTTAAGCAAAGCCTATTTCCAAGGATTTACTGAGTTTTACGAAGCTGCTTTTAACCCCAGCAAGGTCATGACTGGCGCTAACCAGCGAGACGCTTGGTCCCGGTACTTTGCTCGTCTTGCGGCCAGCATGGTGCCTTACAGCTCTGCCTTGCGTGCAGCTCGCCGTGAAACAGATCAAATAGCCCGCTCCGTCGACCCCAGCGAAATTGGCGGTTTAATGGGCTTCTTCCAGGAAACGTTGGACGAAGTGCGCAATGGAGTACCTGGCTTCTCAAACACCTTGCCTGCACGCAGGGATTTCATTACTGGGGCCCCCATCTTGACCGTTGGCATCCTGGGCTCTGACCAAATTCCTGCTGAAATGCCTTGGCTGCAAGGCCTACTGCAGTTTGCGCCATGGTCCTCCATGCAGGTAAAGCGCCAAATAATGACCCCAGTACATGAGGAAATGGCCCTCTTGCATGGCAAGGGCACTACCTTCAGCGGTCCTCGCGCTTCCGACTTTGGCACTGAAATGCGTCTTAAGCCAAGCGAGCTGGAGGACTACGTCCAGATTTTTGCCACAGTAAAGGATGAGTTGACTGGCCGCACGTTCCTGCAGTCAGCTACCGCCTTGATCGAGTCGCAGCAGTACAAGTCCTGGCCAATCGAAGGGGCTTCCAGCAAGTACACGAGCTTGCGTGCCGCCGCCCTGCAAGCAGAAATTGCCAAATACAAGGAGCTGGCCAAGAAGGAGTACAAGGCCACAACCGCTAAGGGCCAGGAAATTGCCAAAGAAGAAAAGGCCGCTCAAGAAGACAAAGATAAAAAAGACTACTTGCGCAAGCGGATGGGCGGCGATAATCAGTACGGTGGGGCGACCGCTCCAGCGTCCAGAAATCCTCGTGCCTTTACTGAACAGGTGAACTACTGATGGCCTACTCCTACGTCGTCTACACCGGCAACGGGGCCACCACCCAGTACGCCATCCCCTTCCAGTACATCAAGAAGGAGCACGTCAAGGTCTTCGTCAACTTCGTTGACACGGCGTACACCTACGTCAACAACACCACGGTGCTGCTGGCCTCTGCGCCAGCAAACGGGATCAGGGTGGAGGTGCGCCGGATCACCCCGGCTAACACCCCCCTGGTCGACTTTGTCGACGGGTCCACGCTGGTAGCCAGTGACTTGGACACCAGCAACCTGCAGCACCTGTTCTTGGAGCAGGAGCTGGACGACAGCCTGAAGCAAACGGTCAGCATTGACTCGGCTACGGGCCTGCCAACGGCTGGCAACCAGCGAATCATCAACGTCGGCGCACCCGTTGGCGCCAATGACGCAGCAACAAAGACGTATGTCGACTCTAACGTCGGCGCAGTCAGTGCATCCGCAACGGCTGCAGCTGCTAGCGCTGGCGCTGCTAGCACGTCGGCAACTAACGCAGCCAACAGCGCTACCGCTTCGGCTAACAGCGCAACTGCATCTGCAAACAGCGCCACAGCGTCAGCCAACAGCGCCACAGCGTCAGCCAACAGCGCAACAGCTGCTGCAAACTCAGCTACAGCTGCCAACACATCGGCCACCAACGCAGCCACAAGCGAAGACAACGCTTTTGACAGTGAAACAAACGCAGCTAACAGCGCAACTGCTGCTGCTAACTCTGCTGCCTCAGCACTGGCAGCGTTTGATCAGTTTGACGACCGCTACCTAGGCAGCTTTGCCGTTGATCCAACCCTGGATAACGACGGCGATCCGCTGAACGCTGGTGACCTGTACTTCAGCACCACGCTGTCGGCTATGCGGGTCTACACCGGCACTATCTGGGTGACGGCTTATGTGCCTGGTGATGCTGCCAACATTGTATTTGCTCCCTTTGGCACGATTGCTTCCAACAATGTGCAGGGGGCGATCCAGGAGCTGGTTGACGAGAAGCTGAACCTGACAGGTGGTACGGTCACTGGTGACGTGTTGCTTGATAACCAGTCAGACCTACGCTTTGGTGAGGCAACTGGCCAAGGTGGTCAATATGTAGCTTTCCAAGCTCCGAGCGCGATTGCAGCCAACGTCACCTGGACGCTGCCCGCTACGGATGCCACGGTCTCTGGTCATGCCCTGAAGTCAAACGCCGCTGGCGTACTGAGCTGGGGCACTGCTGGTGGGGCAGCAGGTGGTGGTACGGATGACGTGTTCTACGAGAACTCGTCCACTATCACTACCAGCTATTCCATCACGGCAGGAAAAAACGCCCTCAGTGCAGGGCCTATCGTAATTAACAACGGGGTCACCGTGACTATTCCAAACAATTCCAACTGGGTGGTGGTCTGATCATGCCTATCACTATCAACGGGTCCGGCACTGTTACTGGCATCAGCGCAGGCGGTCTTCCTGACGGTTCCATTACATCTGATGACCTTGCAGCAGGTGCAGTCACCGCCGCCAAGTTGGCAGCAGGTGTTGGGGGAAAGATTCTGCAGGTGGTGAGCACTCAATACGAAACAGCAACCACAGTCAGTCAATCAGCGCAGACTCATACTGATATGCCTTTTAGCGTGAACATCACGCCAACAACATCCACCAGTTTGATGTTGGTTTCATTCTCCCTTATGGGAGAAACGGGAGGCCCTTCTTATAACGCAATGGCAGCGTTTGCGCGTACTATTTCTGGCACAAGAACAGTTGTGCTGCCATCGTCTTATGGATCAAGAAATCCCGGCATAGTTTCGTTTGCAATGACTTATGCAGATGATCACGCATCAACACCTGACAGTGCTTTCTGTCATATGTTTCCTGACTCTGGGCGACCAGCAAATACAAACACAATTACATATACTCCAACGGCTCTTCAAGCAACAGCTACCACGTTTTACTTAAACAGAACTGTAGTCGATGGTAATAGTTTTAGTTATGAAAGAGGCATCAGTTGGATTACGGTCATGGAGGTAGCAGCGTAATGGACTGGCATACAGGCATCAGAGCTGCGTATCCAGATGCGCTTCTCACCATTCAAGGCAACACCCTTGACGATCTTGTCGTCACCAATCAGGAGACTGGGGAACCGTTTGAGTTTGACCAGGCTCTAGCTCAATCTGCTTGGAACGCAATCGCAGCTGCAGCCGCAGCCACTGCCTACCAACGCCAACGGCAACCTGAATACCCGCCAGTTACCGAGCTAGCAGACGCCTTGTATTGGGCATCAGAGGGTGACACCAGCAAGCTGGACGCCTATTACGCAGCTTGTGCTGCTGTCAAAGCTAAGTATCCCAAGCCCCTGGAGGTGACCCCATGAGCAAGCTACGACTTACCGGATCCACCAGCGGCTTCACAGAGCTGACTGCACCTGCAGTGGCAGGATCCAACACCCTGACCCTGCCTACGGGGAATGGCACGGCTGGGCAGTTCCTGCAGACCAACGGCAGTGGTGCGCTGAGTTTTGCTAGTGCGGGGAAGATTCTGCAGGTGGCTCAAACCGCTAAAACTGACACAGCCTCCGAATCTATTAGTGCTAATTCAGTTGGATCCACCGATTTAATTTCAGTATCAATTACGCCAAGCTCGTCTAGTAATAAAATTTTAGTTTTTTACAATGTGAACATAGGGGCATCCTATGACTATCAGGGAACTGTTTTGTGCAGGGGCGGTAGTGTTATTTTTAGGGGAGATTCTGCGGGCTCTCGACCTAGGTCTACAACTGTGAACAATAATCCTGGTTATGCGTTTGTTCCAATCAATCATAACGCTTTATATTTAGATAGTCCTTCCTCAACAAGTTCGCTCACTTATTCTGTGAGAGGTATGAATGGTGACAATGGTTCAGTGACTTATTACATAAACAGAAGTAGCACCGATACTGATACTTTCAATCGTTACAGAACTGCATCTTCGATTACCGTTATGGAGGTAGCAGCATGACCCTCAATCACGAAGCTATCCGCAAGGCTTATCCCAGCGTCATTTTTATTGACGATGGCACTGGAGCCTTCGACGCCGCTGGCAACCCCGTCCAGCTCGATCAGGCCAAGGTCGATGCAGCAGCGGTCATCGTTGCCCAGGAGCAGGCACTGGCATCCGCTCAACGCAACCGCGCCACCGCCTACACCGCTGAAGCCGACCCGCTGTTCTTCAAGTCGCAGCGTGGTGAAGCCACTGTTGAGGAGTGGCAAGCAAAGGTTGCTGAGATCCGCAGCCGCTATCCCTACCCTGCGGAGGTGACCCCATGAGCACACTTAAAGTTAACTCCATCGAGTCCAGCAGTGGTGGTGGCGTCAACATCATTAAGGGCTTTAATCGCCGCCCGCCACTTCACCGTGGACCACTGTTCTTCAAGACCAGCGCCACGGCAATCAGCATCGTTGCTAACAGCTCACTCAACGGTTTCCATTACGGTTCCGCGACAGTTGTGACGATGCCCGGCAGCTTTACCAACAACACCGATTACGCCATCTGGCAGCATCCCACTACGGGCGCATTGGTGGGTGATGCCAGCTTTACCACGGCACCAGCGAGCGCCACAGGCGGTTCTGTAGTTGGCGGCTTCCACTACATCCCCAGCGGTCGCCCCACAGCAGTGAATAGCGGCAGCCCAACTGCTAGTGCTGAGATTTTGGAGTACAGCATCTGGGATTTGACCTGGCGACCTGAGTGTCCCGACCCTCGTGGGATGGCAAACATTGATGGTCGGTTCTGGTGCGACCTATACCTATGCGGCTCTACCAGCTTCGCAGGCACGACTTTCAGTGCCGTTCAATCCAGCAAGATTGGCCTCACTATCGCTGATAACAGCAGCCCACCTTTAATCCCTAGCTTCTACGGCGGCAATGGCAGTACGGCTTATAGCCTGACCAGCGGCAACAATCCTGGTAGCTGGTATAACTTCTTTGAAGTGGCACACAGCTTTGGCAAGCGGCTGATGTTCAGCTGGGAGTTACAAGCCGCCGCGTTTGGCGCCCCTGAAGCCGGCAGCCGTGGTTCTGATCCCGGCACCGTGCAGTGGGAGCGGCAAAGCAAATGGGGCCTGGCACAGGCCACAGGGACGCTGTTTATCTGGGGCACTGAGCGCGTTGGCATTTACACCAGCGGCTCCAACACCAACACAGGCGGTCGAGGCACGGAAAACGCCGACACCCCCCGCGCCGTCGTCCTGGGTGGCGGCTGGACCGACGGTGCTGGTTCCGGGTCTCGGGCCGCCGACTGGAGCGTCGTTCCGTCGGTCGGTCACGGCAACGTCTCGGCGCGTTTTGCCTGTGATCACCTTATCTGCGGATAGTCACCATGACACTTATCAACACTGCTACCGATCTTGCGGCAACAGAAGCTAGCCCTGAACGCTCTGCGTTCTTGCAGAACCTGCTGAACGACTACACCACCTTTGACGATGCGGAGTATCCCGAGGGCTACGACCGTCAGTTGCAGCCCGGTGACGAAGGTTATGTGGTCCCGGTGCTGCGGCAGGAATGGAACGCTGGGGCAGCAGCAGCTTGGGGATTTAACAGCCGTGAGGCGATTGAAGCGGTGCTCTGATGGCGGTCAAAGCTAAGCAAGGGGTTGCCAAGGTCCAGCACGTATCCCGTGCGGCTTACAAAAAGACCAGCATTGGCAACTCCGTCAGGACTAAGGCCAGGCCTGGGCGTAAGAAGCGGATTGGTCAGGGCCGCTAAAGCGGGTCTGGACAGTCCGCGATACGCTTTGCCTGAACAAGAACAAGACCAGTGATCGAAGTAGCGGCAGCGGTTGCGGGTGCAGTGATCACCGTGGGCGCTATGGGCATGGGGTCCATGGGTTCCCGTAACCGCGAAGGCCGAGACGCCGTGATTCGTCTGACTTCCAGCGTGGACAACGTGGCAGCACGCCTGGAGCAGTTGCACGTAGACATCAAGGCCGATGGCAGGGAAACCTTCTCTCGGCTTAACAACCTTGAGCAGCGGGTGGCGCGGCTTGAGGTGCCGCACCAGTGAACCTGACGGAGATGCCGCTGGAGCTGGCTCTCCGCAAAGAGTCAATACAGCGGCTGCTGCAGTCGTTTTACGAAGAGCAAGAGTGGGACAGTCTGATGCAAGCGGCTGAGATCCTTAACGCAGCCTGGCATCAGCAATCGGCCATCGCCAAATGGCTAGCAAAGGAAGCCGCGGATAACCTGGCAGAGGCCTACACGGCCACCCGCGGTACAACAACACACAACAAAGGAGCTTTAGATGGAAGGGATTGAATCGGTGCTCAACAGCCCAGCCACGTGGATCGTGGTGGCCGCGGCCAGCGAGCTGATTGGGATTAGCCGCCTGAAGAGCAACAGCATTATCCAGCTGGTGTTCCAGGGCCTGCAGATGCTGCGCAGAAGCCGGGGCCGCTAGGCCCTTTCCTGCGTTTCAAACTCCCTGAGGTGCAGCTGCAGGCAGATCGCGCCGTTCTTGTGGACCGGATACAGGGTTGACCCGCCATGGGCGGAGTAAGCCTGAGTCAGGTACTCGTACAAGTCGGGGTGACGATGCTTGTGCTGCTCCATCAGGGTGATGAGCACAGCAAGTTTTGACCGGGGAAGAAGCCGGTGCATGCCAACTACTTCTTCTTCTTGGCTGTCTTGGCCGAATCCTTAAAAGCCTTGGCTGTAGGGGCGCCTTTAGCGCCTGGCTTGCGCATGCTTTCGCCAGAACCGCCTTTAATGCGCTCGCGCTTGGCGTGGATGTTGGCGTAGAGGCCTTTTTTAGGAGCCATGGTCAGTACCCCTTCTTGCCGCCGCCCTTGCCGCCCTTGCCGCCTTTTCTCATGGGACTGAAGAATCAGTAGTTCCAGCGTACCCGCTGTTTGCCTGGTCGGATACCCAGGTGAACAAAACCCAGCCTGGCCCCGTAACCGACTGAGTAGGACCAGTGGGCGTCAACCCACTCCTGCAGCGTCAGCACGCTCATGCCGTCCAGGTAAAAATCAATGGCGCCCTTGTCAGGTGCGTCGTACAGGTGCTCGCTGTTGGGCGCACCACCGGTCTGTGCGTTGATGTTGTGCGGACGGTGGGCGCTGGTGATGACAGCTGGCTTGTTGAAGTGGTCACGGGCCTTCTGCACGAACTGGCAAAGCATCACTGCGGTGTCGCATTGGTACTGCGCAGTGAAACGACGGGCCTCAGACTGCAGCGTCAGCTCCCCGTAGGTGACGTTGGGCGTGATGCTGAGCGCAAAGCTGCTGCCAGGCTGCAGCTTGGTAGCTGCGGGCTTGCTGGTGTTCTTGCGCAGCAGGGCAACCAGCTTGCTTGCATAGTCAGGGTCAGTGGCGTAGCCCTCCTTGACCAGCCAGCGGGCCCCGTCCTCAGCTGTGTTGGCGTTGTTGACGCCCTTGTAGCCCCGCCAGTCCTTGTACCAGCGGTCCACCAGGTAGGTGACACCGGCCTGCAGCGATGGGAAGTCGATGAAGGAGTCGGTGATGGTGATCCATTGACCGTTGACGAACTCCTGGGTCTCATGCGAGGTGCCAGACCCCTTGAGGCCCCAGTAGTTGTTGGCCCCTGACTGGTGCTTACCCCACCCGCTCTCCAATGCCCACTGCGCTGCAACCAGCTCAGGGAACTTGGCACCTGCTTTGCGGGCTGCATTGGCAATGCCTGTCCAGTCGTTGCCAACCTTGTCGGCCTTGTCGGGTACAGCAGACCTGTAGATGGACGCAAACTCTTCCAGCTTGGTTTTGTCGACCTGGTCCTGTAGGTACTCAAAGGCTGCGCGTTGGTGGGGTAGGTCCCTGTAGTGCTTAGCGGCGTCAATCAGGCGGATCATGACAACGGAAGGGGGTCTTTAGGGAAGATTTGGACGTTGTTCACCTCAAAAGGCAACCGCTCCCAGACGTCGCACATGACAGCGATGTCCCAAGCCATGTCCTCAGAAGGCGCCAGGACCACAGTCTGGAACGATCCACGCTCCTTGGTGCCGCCGTAACCAACAAACACACCTGGCAGGCGGATGACGTAGGCACGAGCACCATCAGGTCTTGCCACGAGCCGACATCCAGGTGGCGCTGGACGACGTCCGCGCAAGCGATTCCAGAGGAATACCAAGAAGCTTGGCATCGAGGGCTCCTTCAATGTTGCCTATGTAAGCCTCAAGCTCTAGGTCCCACAACTCAGCTTGTCTCTCTTTCATCGCTCTATCTTCATCAATGGCTAGGGACTCGTTCCAATACTCGACGGCCCCTGCCAGGGCGTCTAAGCGGTCATCGTGCTGCAGGCAGCCCTTGTCGACGGTCAGGTGGGTGAGTTGGTGGAACAGCTGGTAGGCCAGGGCCGTCTCAATGGAGTCCGCGTCCCTGGGCTTGGCGTCCAGTTCGACTACGGAGCGGTTCACCACCAGCCGGTGCTGGTTCATGACGGGCTCCAAGGCGTTGATGATGCGCCGCTCCTTCTGCACGTTGCTGCGCACCGGTTCGATGGTGCAGGGATGGTGCGTGCGCAGATAGGGCTGTAGGAGGCTCTGCAGCATGCCTTGACCGAACTGGTCCTCCAGGAGTACCAGGTTGACCTTCCGGCGCCTTGCAGCCTTTGCTAGGCCCTCCAGAACGGCTTCTGTGTAGCCATCTGCATAGGCACCACTCTCCAGGAGGTACAAATTGCCGTTGAGGTGGGCCACGATGGCGTATGCGGTTTCGTCTTTACCGCGCCCGGACGGGTCAATGAACATGACGACGCCGGTGAACGGGAGCCATTCCCCGTGGATGAACGCTGGGCGGTGGTAGTAGTCCCCGCTAAAGCCCACCGCTGGCAGGTCTGTGATGCGGTACTCAGCCCCTGCGGACCACACCAGCTTCTCTGGGGCGTGGTCGTCAATTTCCAGGACCATCAGGTCAGTCAGGCGCAGCGGGAAGCGCTGCAGGTCCGACAGGGTGGTATCCAGCTGAAACTGCAGGGTGAACTGCGAGCGGCCGTATGAGGCCTCCCGCTCCAGCAGGTCCATCTCGCTGAACCTGCGTGGGTCTGTGGGCTTACCTTTCAGCTCGTGGCAGTCCTCCCGGATAACGGGTGCCAGGGCTTCGCCGTACTTCTCCGGCTTGGCGGGGTAGCGGGCTGGCCAGATGCGGCAGTCGTAACCCCGCAGGCGCAGCTTGTTGTAGACGCTCTCCTCGGTCTGGGGTGTCCCCAGGAACATGATCTCGCCACCGGGCTTGAGGATGGCGTTGAACTCACCGACGCTGGCCAGCAGCTTCTCCCGCATACCGACGGTCCAGCTGGTGTTAGGCACCTCCACGTCGTCAGGGAGGATCAGGTCTGCCCGGCTACCGGTCAGCTGACCGAACACCCCCACGGACTTCACCGACGGTGACTGATCCGGGATCGCTGGCCGTACATCAAAGCGATTGCTGGCTGATCGCTGGTCCTCGCGGTCTGGATCCAGGCATTGCAGCAGGGGCATCTCCCGGATCAACCGCAAGCAGAACTGCGCAAAGTCATCGGCCCTGGTCTTGGAGGCCGACACCACCATGATCTTCTTCTGTGGGTCGTTCCTCAGCAGCCACAACACATAGGCCGCGGCCATCCATGACTTACCCACCCCCCGGAACGCCTCAATGATTCGACGACTGGGGCCCGTCTGCATGTAGTCGGCAATGTCCAGCTGCACGGGTGTGGGGTCTGGTAGCTGCAGG